CGCAGCCAGTGAGGGCCGCGAATGCCGGTTCACCCAGGAACACAAGCCGCAAGATGTTGCTGGCTGGAATCGGACCGCGCGCTTTGTCGTCATGCTCCAATTCTTCGCGAGTGCCGAACCCTTTGCTGAATAGATATCGACGAATGACCTTTTCGCCGAGATAGGTGATGCGGCCAAATAGTGAAATAGGTACGTCAGCTTCGATCAGGCACGGTCGGCCGATTTTTCGCAACGCTTCGCCTGTAATGGGATCGCGTTCATGGGAGTTGTAAAGGGCTTCCCCGCCCCAACGACGAAAGAACCTTTCTATCTCTCTTTGACCGGCAATCCTTGGCTCGTAAAAGCAAAACCAGATCATTCCCTCGCGTCCCTTTTGGTCTCCTTGGTTCTCTTCGATCAGGCGCTTGGCAACGTGGTCCTCAAGCATACCATCAGCCTGCACACGGCGGATTCGCTCGGTGAGAATGTGCCGGTTCGGCGGCTGCATTCCATGCGCTTTGATGTGCTCTGCCTCGTAATCCGTAAGCCGCGTGCAGTGCCATCCGTGAAGTGTTGTGGACTGTAAAAGCCCAAGCACTTCCCCTAAGACTGTTTCTCGGTCTTGAGAATACTGACTCGGGTGCCTCCAGGGCAGCAGCCCGGTTCGCTCCTTCTCGGTCATGTATGCATCCGAAGACTCACGCTCATAGACTTCATGATCTAGGAGCATCTGGGATTTCGATGCAAGGTAGTCAAGCAATACTTTGGGCCAGGTTTCGACCTGTGAAAGGATCATCGTGTCAGCATATCACAGGTACAAAACGGCGAAACCTACAACATGCCGCCTGCGCCGGGATGTGGGAAAATCGCAAAATCCCGGGGGAGAGTCGAACACCCTCCTGGGTGGAATTGCTGGGACACAAGGTCCGCGTGGCAACCGGCCGGCGGGCTAGCCCTCGGCCCGTTCCAGGACTCGCGCGACTTGCACGGGATTCCACGGCCTGCCGCGGCGTGTGGTGTGTCCGTCTGCGTTCAGTCGTTCGGCGATAGCGCGGAGCGATAACCCTTCTGCGTGGAACTGCTGGAGAGTGGGCAGAAGATCGGCATAGGCCTCGTTGGCTGCCTTACTGACGGCCTCTCCCGCGTGCTGGGCGCCACGCTTGCGGGCCTCCTGGGTGAGATTACAGCATTGTGGCAGCTGTCCGCCTAGCTTTCCGCCACGGGCCTTGTACGCGGCGAGCGCGTCCTTGGTCCGCTGGGAAATCATCTCGGCCTCGTGCTCCGCGATGGCAGCGAGAATGTGAATCGTCAACTTGTTGGCGTGTGGGTTGTCACAACAGACGAAATTGACTCCCGAACGCATCAAGGCGCTGGTAAACGCGACATTCCTTGCCAGTCGGTCTAGTTTGCTGATAACGAGCGTTGCCCTGCTGCGCTTGGCATGTGCGATCGCTCGTTTCAACTCAGGCCGCTCAGAGGTCGTGCCGGTCTCAACCTCGGTGTACGTCCCGATGATGGTTGCCCCGGTCTGCCTGGCATAGGCTTCCGTCGCGGCTTGCTGGGCTTCCAGTCCAAGCCCACTGTTGCCCTGTTCCCGCGTGGATACCCGCCGATAGATCACTGCCGTTGCCATTGGAACACCCCTGGAAAGAGCCATAGCTTGCCATCCAGGGTATGTTACAAACTATGCAACGGACAGTCAAGGGTATGTTACAATCTTCTCAGTCCTTTTTTCGTCGGGGGAAGAGCAAGCTTTTCAGGGCGCGGGCTCGTTGACGGGCTAGCTCCCGGTCGGCCTTGGGTACCTTCGGATTCGCGGCAATGGCCTGGTGCTCGGCAATGAGCTGCCGTTGTATCTGTGGCGGCAAGGTGCGCAGTCGCTCGGCTTCCTCCCGAAACTCGCCTTCCGGGTCATTCGTCGGTTCGTGCTTCATGGTATCCCCAGGATACAAAACCGCGAGTGTGCGCACAGGACCGGCATCATGATTCCGGTCGGCGCGCACAAGCCGTTCGGACTAGTCCCGGCGCTGGGCTAAAACGGCCACCGTGGCCGATATGCCGATGGCGTCAGGACTAGTCCCGGCGCAGGGCGGTGCTGCCCCATACTGACCTGCCGCTCACTCCAGCCATTGCGGCCGAACTCCACGTGGCAGTTCGCCTTCGCGGGCGAGCCCGAGTGTGCATGTGAGTTGGCAGTCTGGAAGTGACAAACGGTTGAGTTTGAGGTACAGAATCATGGGCAACGGGCAGTGTCTCTTTCAGGGTTGAAGTGCGCCATCATTTCCGCCAGCATGCAACAACAGTCGCGCCCTCGGCTCTAACCCATGCAGGCATCCCCTTGACGTCACAGCCGTCTGTGCCATGATATCCGAAACCACAGGAGCCATCATGAGGAAATGCACCCGAATTCAAAACCATACGGGCAAGGCTCGCGGCTTACCAGACTTGAACCTGGATCCCGCCTACGTCCAGAGCCTAGTCGCCTGATGCGAACCCCATGAACGATCAAGCCAAGCGTCCTTACTGTCTCTATCCGTCCTTGGGCGGAATAGTTTTCCGATTTAGATAACGCAAATAGCAAGGTACGCAAAATGTCCGCAAGATTCTCCACAACCCCAACCCAGATCCCCGACGTCACTCCCGATCGGCGTATCCCTGCGCTTGATGGCATCAGAGCCTGCGCAAGTTTAATGGTGGTACTTTATCACTTCGGCCCTCATATCGCTGGATCCAATTCTCAATTCAGCTGGTTGAGGGATTTGCCCGAAATCATCTGGAAAGGCGTGGACCTCTTTTTTGTGCTCTCCGGGTTTCTAATTTCAAGCATACTTCTTAATTCACGTTACGCTCCAAACTACTTTAAGCCCTTCTATGTCCGCCGGGCTTTCCGCATTCTTCCCCTATACTTCCTAATTCTGGTATCCTATTTAGCTGTTCTAGCAGCCTTCAATGATAGAATAGACAACCTGGGCAAACTCTTTGAGAATCGAATTGACCCCATCTGGTATATCTTCTTCTTGCAGAATATAGCTATGACTAGCGCGGCCTCGTTTGGACCTGTTTGGTTGGCAGGGACTTGGTCGCTGGCCGTTGAAGAGCAGTTCTACTTGACCATTCCAGCTTGCATTCGAAAACTTTCAGAGCGAGCGATCTGGGCTGTGTCCATCATGTGCCTCATTGGTGCGCCAATTCTCCGAGCGGTTATTCAAAAAACCCAGATCATTCCTAGTATCGGCAACTATGTCTTATTGCCAACCAGTGTAGATGCGCTCGCAGCCGGGATGCTCGTCGCTATGCTCATGAAGTACCGGTATGACATAATCGATAGAAACAAGCGACTAATTCGATGGGGGACAGTTGGTTTGGCAGTAGGGTGGATTGCATACGGCTATATCCCTAATCCGTATTCTGTTCGGCTTGCATTCATTCATCGATCCGCACAAGCATTTATTTTTGCGGGTTTCATCCTGTCCGTCCTGGTTACCCCGAACGGGTTGGTGGCTCGTGTTCTATCATTGAAGTGGGTGCGCGAACTGGGGAACATGGCCTATAGCACGTACCTCATGCATCCGATTCTCCTTTGTATTTGCTTTCGGATGCTCAAGGGCAACGATCCGCAGTTAGGCACTTTTGCGGATTTAGTCCCTATTGGATTAGCACTTCTTGCAACGTTAGCTCTTTCTTGGCTATCTTGGCGTCTCTTCGAGAAACCGTTGCTTAGCATAGGCCATCGGTGGCGATACAAGTACGTTTAGCTGTGCCTATCCGGAATTCTGGCGCATTTTCGCCCCTAAATTGGCTCGCTAATTCGGGTGAATTGGCCTACTGAACCACGAACAAGGCTACCCTTGCCGGGTAACAGCGTCAATCTGCTCTGAGGGAGAAAACCGACCTGCTCAGCTGTCGCCAGCTGTCGTTACCACCATTCGCGATGCGTGAATCCGCCGAAGGGGCCTTCCGCTCCGTAGCCTAGCGCGCCGGTTCTGTTCCGCTGTGTTACGAGCTCTATCGGCGAATAAGGGTCCATGCGGCCCGGCGTCAAGATGCGCGGCGCGTCGGGTGTGCTCGTGCTGCCGAAGCTGCCTTGGGCGATGACGCCGTAGGACAGGCAATCGGCCTGGTCGTCGTGTGGATCAGAGTTGCCTGTGAAGGCGGCGACCTCGGCGGTGAAGTCGTCAAGCCACGGTGTATCGTCGTCGGGCAGGTAAATCTCGCTCCGCTCGGCCTTGACGATGGCGGGCACGGCGCGGGCGAGCTTGCCCTGCCCCTTCGGCTTCAGCTCGCGGACGGGCGGAATATCGGGGTGTTTGTCGGCCTCGCGCACGAGCAACTTCTGGAAGGCGACGCTCTCCATCCCGACGAATGCCAGCGGATGCCAGGCCCGGCACACCGCGGCCAGCGCGGGGATGATGTCTCCCACGTCCAGCTGCCGGCGGACCACGTCCAGGATTAACAGTTGGCCCTGGGGGGTCACACCGCAAACGAGTATGGCGGTGTAGTCGCTGGTTCGCTTGGCGTCCGTGGCGGGATCCACGACGGCGAATCGCCAAACGTCAGAAGCCATCAGGATCCGATGCGGGGGCAGGACGAATAGATCGCCCTGGAATTTGTACCGGGGCCATGTGTCCGGGTGGAAGTGGTTGCCCTGAAACTCGGACCAATCGCCTTCGAGAAGTTGCTTACGCTCAAAGGCGGGCAGGTTGTCCAGCGAACGTCGGTAGGCCAACTTATCAAGGTGTGGGTTGTCATCCAATCGCGCGGGGATGAAGCGGCGTTCGGGGTTCTGGTCCTCGGTCATGGCCTGCTTGCCATCGCGGATGCCCCAACGGCGCTTGACCCACAGATGGCCGACGTTCCCCGGATTGCTCGCGGCGCGCATTCTCAGCGGCACTTGGGAAGTCGTCAGGCGGCGCAGTCGGGAGAAGAGGAAGAGGTAATCCTACTCGCGAAACTCCGTCAATTCGTCGAAGCCAATGAACTGAAACTCTGAGGACTGGTAGTTGTACCGATCAGTGCTGTCGGCCAGATAGCCGAAGCATAAGGCGGCTCCTGATGGGAAGCGCCAGGTTTTCTCCTGACTATCCCATTTCGCCGCGGTGCCTCCCAGCCACTCATGGGCGCGGTCGATCAAACCTCCTGGGCGGGCCAGAGCGGTGTAGGTTCTGCGGAAAATGATGGCGGCATAGTTCGGCACATCCACGAATTGCAGAGCGGCCATAAGCAGGGCTTCGGATTTGCCGGGGCCGGCGGCTCCGCCAAAGAGAATCTCGGGGCAATCAGCGGGCAAGAGGAAATCGCTCTGCTTCGGCGTCGGCGCGTGTTTGATCCAGGGATTCCTCGCAACGGTTTCCAGGAATAAGGCCTGCCGGTAGGCCTCGGTCCACGGCTCGCTCGGCGAGTTGCTGGGCAAGGACTGTGACGCGTTCGAATAAGTTGACATGGAGATTTCCCGCTGGGGGCGTTGGCTTCTTCTCAGGGAACAGTCCGAGCAATTCAGCTTCCGAGTCCAGCACGCGCAGAGCGGTCGAATAGTCCGCGGCGTTCACGCACCTTGCATACAAGGTCCGCCGGCTCTGGATGTGGCGGGCGAAGTTCTTCTCGCGGTCCTGCTCAAGCCGCTTGGCCATCAGGGCGTCCGCCTTGGCGATGTAACGAAAAACTTGACGCTCGCTCAGGCCCCATCCCTTCTCAGCGGCGTAGGCTTGCACATCGTGGGCAAGGGCGCCGTCCAGGCGGATGCGCAAGACCTCGTCAATACGCTGGTTGATTTCCGTTTTCGTCGCCTTAGTCGGCTTCGTGGTGGTGGTCATGGTCGGTAAGCTCTTCTATCCATTTCGCGTGCCAGTCGTGTAATGCGCGGTCATTCAACAAAACGAGTTGCTCCCGATTGCCATTCGCTCGCAAGTTGGCCGATGATTCGGCCACAAGCCCGGTTCCATCAGCGAAGTCGAAGGCGATCACCTTGCAATGGCTCCGGGCGTGAGCGATCGTGCTTCCGGGGAAGGCTTCAAGTTCATCCCGGAACCATTGGTGCAATTCTTTATTGTGCTCGCGGAAGAACGAGGAACAAAGCAACGTCAGGCCGCAGATCTTTTTGGATTCAAGCAAGCCGAGCAATTCGACCGCGTTCCGGCGATTATAGCAGAGGGTGGCTATCCGGAGTCGGCGGCACGGGGCCCGCTGAAGATCCAGGATCGCCACTAGCAAGAGCATCAAGTCGTAACGGCCGGTCAGGATCGCGTGCACGGCTTCGCCGGGGCCGGGCAGTCGGGACAGTAGGGCTGAAGCTTCCTTGAACATCAAAGCGCGGCGGACCGTGGCTTTGGTCGTGAAGACAGCGCGGGCCTCCTCGGCGTGCAGAGCCAGCCGGCCGAACGCGGGCCGGGGAATGGCGCTAAAATCCATGTTTCACCGGTTGCGAGTAGTGGGCGATTAGCACAGAGTGCTCCGGGCTGAGTACAATTGCATACGAGATCACGCATCGAAGGAAATCAGATGGCCACTTACAATGAAATCGCTGCAGAGGTCTGCCGAATCTCGGGGCTCAAGTCCGTTCACAACTGCTGGATTGCTCATGTCCTGCACGACCACGGGCTGACGACAAGACGGGCTCCTAATCGAAAAGCAGCAGCGCGAGCTGTGCCGTGTCCGCCATCGAAACGGCCGTTTATTGAGCAAGCGCTGAGGAACCTCGGGGTTCTGCCATCTGCGAGACGATCAACACGCTAATCGCCCAGTACCTGCTCAGGAACCGAATGAGTTTCCCTTGCTCTTCTTGCGGGCGGGCCGCTTCTTGGGAGATTTCTTCGGTTTCACATTCGCACCGAAGCGGAAACTTGTGTCAAAACTTGGTCGCTTGGCCATTGGTCTCCCCTAATCATCGTCCAGTTCGTAGCCGATCCGGCGCAGCTCTTTACGGTGAGCTGCACAAAGCCGGCTGGCAATCGGGTTGGTCCGTTTCCACAGCTTGAAATCTCGTTCGTATTCCTTGAGGTCCAGCAAATTCGCGGGTCTGCCGGAGGGTACAGGCCAGCGCGAACCGGTTCGTAACTGTAGTTCCATGCAGAAGACATCGATAAGAATCGCTAGCGCGGTGGGGCTGGCACCGCGATATAGATCAGAAGCGGAATGACGCGGCATTCATTTGCCCCCGGCGTTGCCGCGGACAATCGCCAGCCAGGGCGGTTCACCTTTCGGGCGATGCTGGTTTTGCTCTCGCATCAGCTTGGCGGCCTCGGCATCTTCTTCCGCGCTGATCCCGTCCAGGGTGCGGGATTTCTGGCCGGTGCTGCTTTGGCGTCCCGCTAGATAACCGCGAGCGAAGGCCAGGTTGAAATCTTTGGAGCGTTTCATGGATCCAATCCTCCAGGGCAACGATGTTTGCAAATCAAGCGGGGCGGCTCCGATCTCCTCGGGGCTGCGGGAAGGGGAGCGTTTCTGCCTCGGCTTCGGCAGCGGCAAGGAAGGTCTGAAGTTCCTTAATAAGTCCCTCAGGTGCGATGGGATCAAATCTTCGCCGCGCTAGGTCCATCGTAGCGAGGCTCAAATAATTACGGTTTCTGCTGTCGCGCGGGAGCGATTCAATTAGATCCAGTGCGCGCCGCAAGAGGTCTTCCAGGTCGGTCCGGCTGCCGGTGGCCGTGGTTGCCAGTCGAACACTAGCAGGTTCAGCCCGGCCGATCGGGCGTGCGCGGAGCAGCACGCCGGCGGCTCGTGTGGCCTCTTCCGCCCTGATCGGCAGATTCCGCATCAAGCTAGCATTCGCCGACATGGCCGCTTCCTCGATTTCTTTCGTCACATTGGCGGGCGCCATCGCCCCTTGGCTGGAAAGTCCTTCGGCCTCCAGCACCTCCCGCACTTCCACTAGGAATTGCTGGGCAGTTTGATCGGGCTGGCGGAAGTCGCGAGCAAGATCCAGGGCGAGCACCTCCGGCGTGCGTGGGCCACGCTCCACAAGGCGAAGGATCTCTTTCACCATTTTCTGGCGGCGGTCGTCCGTGCTCATGGAATCGTCGTTATCAACCCGGCCCAGAAACTGACCAGCGAGAAACACGTTGTCAGACAGGGTGCGTCTCATTTCACGATCCTTTGATGATGATGGACGGAACAACGGCGACGGTGCGCGGATGTCATCGGGCCATCCCCCCGACTACGGCGGGCGGCGCGTTCGGTGGATTGGAGAGCCAGGCCAGGGGATTCGCGGGCTTTTCGGGCGGCGGGGGCGGTGGTTGCGGCGGGGGCGGCCCGCAGAGCTCCGTGGCGGCCGAGCCGGCGGCGTGCTGGGACCACCACGGGTTGCGGATCGCGCCGCCCATGGCGCTGGTCACGACCAGTTCCGCCAGCTGGTCCTGGGCCACTTTGAACAGGCCCGCCGCTTCTCTTTCGGCGTTCGCGATAGCGTCAAGCGAGTGGCTTCGCTCCTCGGCGGCTATGACTGTGGCGACCTGGTGAATTGCACGGGCGGCATCATCGCGGGCTCGCTGAACGTGAGCAATAGCTCGCTCGATCATGCCGCGTCTGGTCTTGGTCTCGGCTTCGTCGGCGGAAAGCTGGGCCAGCTCGTCCGGGCTCAAGGCTGACTCGGCCAGCTGCCGATCGGTCCCCGCGAGCACCTGGTCAAGCCGATCGCGTTCCTTCTCCAGGTCATTCAACCGGCGTGCGGCGGTCTGGAATGCGATATGCTCTTTGCTCTCGATCAGCCGATCGGCGATACGCTGGCGCATTTCCTCGACGCGGCTGGCTCCTTCCTCGACGAGCGGTTCGGCCAGTGCGTACGGCAGGGACAGCCGGATCGTGATTTCGACGGGGCCACCGTTGAGGCCAAAAACGGTATTAAGGCGGTCAAGCTGCCAGCCGGGTTCGGCGTCCGCGGCCGGCGGATGGGGGAAAGGTGCCAACTCTGACCAGTCCGGCTCGGGCTCTGGGAAAAACGGCCTCGGCTTGTCCAGCACCAAAGTTATCGGGCTGGGTGCGGCCTGCGCGGCTGGCGGCGGCTCAGTGGCCACTGTGTTAGCCTTCGGCGTCTCCACCGTGGTCAGCGCTTCGGTAATGGGGAAAAGGTCGGCGGTCATGTTGTCCCTCGTAATCTGTGATGATTTCCGGCCAGAGTGACCGGCGAAACAGGCCGCCCTTCCTCGATCGCGCCCAGCCAAAGCCAATCGGGGGATCAAAAATTGTAGTCATTAGCAAGCATCCTCTGTTCCCTTTCCTCCGCGTGCCCCGATGCCGCGGCGTTCGCTTCAGTGTAAGTCAGGAAGGGGAGTCCACGTCAAGGACGGCGATGAAAAAGATAGGCATTCTCCTAAAAGTAAACTTCGCGCTAATATTTTTGGCCGTATGGCCCGAAGTCCTCGCCGTCGAACGCAGCGACCGGCGTTAGAGTCGCGGACTCTTCTGGCGGCGGATACAGCAGGTCGATGACTCGCTGCCTGCCCTCAGTCGGCGAGCGGTCGATCTCTTCCTCCGTCCAGCGGACTGCGTCGATCTCTTCCTTTGAGCGGGCGGGCGTCTGGGTCCATTCGACCGGCAGAATTCCGTGACGGCGAAATAGGTCCGGCAGGTCGCTGACCTGA